TATCTGATGAAAATGAAGAATGGCAATATGTTGAAACTCCAATTTGGGATGCAACTCATTGGGAATACCGCATTAAACCACAACCTAAAGAAATGAACCCAGAACCAAATGAAGAGTTTACATGGTGGTATGAAAGAGTATTTTTACAAAGTCCTAGCATGTGTGAACTTAAATATGATGATGAAAAAATGTGGCAGGCATGGATAGTAGGATATAAATTAGGTCGTGACAACGCCTATAAAAGAAAAGATATTCCTATTGAAACCTTTACTATATTAAAAAGAGAAAATAAAGAGCCTCAATATTTGTATGCTTTTTTATTGGAAGTAGGCACAAAAAAAGGTGATATTGTTTTTGGATTAAATGATTCACACATTGATGGATTTAGTTACATAGGCAAAATTAAACTAGAAGAATAACAACAACAGAAAGAAACCCTTATGAACGACACCACCAAGCCACAGACGTTACCTGTGCAATTTAATAATATACCCATCGAACTCAAACAAATAGACAGGTGGGTACTCTGGCGTCTCGTCCAAGTTGGCGATGAGACTACCAAACGCTGGTCTAAGTTGCCAATGCAGCCGAATGGTCAATCAGCTTCATCTACAAATCAAGATCAGTGGTCATCCTTCGTGACTGTCCAACATGCCTACGAATCAAACCCCGGCAAGTTTGACGGCGTGGGCTTTGTCTTCTCCACAGAAGATAATCTCGTTGGTATAGACCTAGACGACTGCCTTGATCCAACCACACATCAATTCACTTCCCCGCCATCCAACGAAATTGCGTCGCGACTCAACGGTTATATGGAAGTCTCACCATCAGGCACGGGTGTCAAGATATTCACACGCGCCTCAATACAAAATGCGCACGTGGATCACTCGATCGGTTTAGAAGTATATCCGCACGCACGATACTTTACCGTAACGGGTCACCATATCTCAGGCACGATTCCAGCAACAGAACAAGACGTGACCGCCATCGTGCCACAAAGACAGATCAGTAAAACAGGTGACGCGTTTAATGACTACACACCGCCTGTAGAAAATTACGACATCGCTAAGGTAGAGGCAGAGATCTTACCAAATTATTCTCCCGATACGGGATACGCAGAATGGTTGAAAATCGGTGCCATACTCCACCATCAAGGTCAGGGTGACATTGAATGGTGTGAGTTGTGGGATCGATGGTCAAGCCAATCGCATAAGTACCAAACAACTGGCATCAATAGTTGTGAGAGCAAGTGGCGCACGTTTAAGGGTTCGGGCGCCACTCTCCGCTCTTTGATATTTGAGGTCAACCAAAAAAAGTTGCAGGAGGCATTAGATCGAGGTGAGACGATCCTTGATAATAATGTCATGTCACACGCACGTAAGTTTTTAGATAACTTCTACAACTCAGAGGAAGGCTATCGATTAGTCCACTACGCAGAGGACTTTTATATTCATGACAAGACACACTACGAGCCAATTGAAGAACTCACAGTGAGATCTGACATTTATAAATTTTTAGATCACTGCAAAAAGGTGGGACGTAAGCAGGAGATACAACCATTCAACCCAACACCAGCGTCAGTGAGTGCCGCGATGGATGCACTTAAATCAATCGTGCACTTACCTAACCACGCAAACACAAGACCGCCGATTTGGTTTGATAAGTATAAGAAAGATAAACCAGACGCATCCAAATTGATATCACTCCAAAATGGATTGTTCCATGTTGAGGATCGCGTATTGATTCCGCACTCATTAGGATTCTTTACACAGAACTCTTTAGCATTCCAGTACGATCAAAATGCAGAGTGTCCAGTGTGGATAAACTTTTTAAAATCAGTATGGGAAAATGACAATGACTCAATCGAAACCTTGCAAGAGATGTTTGGATACATTTTATCGGGCGACACGCGTCAACAGAAATTCTTCAACATCATCGGGCCACGTAGATCTGGAAAAGGCACTATTAATAAAGTGCTGGTATCACTCTTGGGTCAGCACAATACTGTCGCTCCTGAGTTGGGTGAGCTATGCGATACTTTTGGCTTACAGCCTTGGCTTAACAAGTTGCTTGCTAGTTTCACTGACGCGCGTGCTCCCGAACGAAATCGCAATGCCGTTGTTTCTCAGCTGCTTCGTATTGTTGGTGGTGACACCGTTACTGTTAATCGTAAGAATAAAGAAGCTTGGAACGGATACCTCCCTACGCGAATTGTTATTTATTCAAACGAAGTCCTCCAACTTACCGAAAACTCAAACGCCCTCACAGGACGAATGATCGTGTTGAAGATGACCAAAACATTCTACAACAAAGAGGATACAGAGCTTGCGTATAAGTTATCCAAAGAACTCAGTGGCATCTTTAACTGGGCGATGGAAGGATTGCGTCGTCGATTAGAGCGTGGTGGTTATTTTGTACAACCTAAATCAGGTAGCGCCTACCTAGAACTTATGACCGAATTAGGAAACCCAATCGGCACATTCGTAGAAGACGCGCTTGTATTTGAAGCAGACGCTGCAGTATCAAAAGATGATGTGTTTGCATGTTACTCACGTTGGGCGATCAAACGTAAGATTCCACCCGGCAGTGAGCTTGCATTTAAACGACGCTTCTTGGCAGCAACACAAGAGTACAATATTGAAGTCGGTGTCGAAAGACAAAATGGTGTACGTAGTCACGTGTATCGTGGCATTAAATTAACAGACAGTGCTCAACGATACGTCAACAGCATTGTGTCATTTGATGAGGGAGATTTTTAATGGTTGAATTGATGACAGCGTTTTTGCTTTACAACTACCATGCGAGTTATTTGTGGTGGATTGGATACATATTAGTCTTTTTAATTGAGACCATTCAAGACATTAATTATAAATACGGTGAAGACAATGAATGATCCTAATTTTGAACTGATATTTCCAACGCCCGTGATGTTTAATAGCATAGAGCGAAATTTTACAAAAGATGAATTAAAATATATGCACAACCATGATACTAAAACATATCAAAATGTAGGAAATACAGTTAGTTTAAACAACTATATTCTTAATGAACCAGAACTTAAACATTTAAAACATTTTGTTCAAAGTCAAATAGAAATTTATGTAGCCAAAGTTTATAAACCACGCTATCCCGTTAAACCATATATTACACAATCATGGCTCAACTGGACAAAGAAAGATGAGTATCACCATAAGCATGAACATCCTAATAGTTTTATTTCTGGGGTGTTATATATTAATGCAGATTTTAAAGAAGACAAAATTAGATTTCATAAATCAGGTTATCAACAAATCAAATTAGTCACAGATAACCATGATGTATTTAATTCTGAGTCCTGGTGGTTTAGCGTGAAGACAGGTGATATTGTCATATTCCCGTCATCATTAACACATAATGTAGAACCCGTAACTGCTAATGAGACACGTATTAGTTTGGCATTTAATACATTCTTAAAAGGTACGATTGGCGATAACCGAAATCTTACTGAGTTAAAAAATGATTAAATACTATTTTTTTATATAGGGAATAAAATAATGGAGCTTAGATGGTTTGTTAGAACCAATGGAGAGCGCGTACTGCAACACCTACGCGATGGTATTTGGATAAACATAACGACGGAGTATGAAAATGGCCAGAGTGCTGATGAACTACCACAGGAACGTAGCGGTCGAAGTACAAAGAGGAAGCAAGTGGACAACCATCGTGACAGGGTGGACACCAACGCACCGAGAAAAAATACTAAACGAAACACTCGATCGAGAATGGTATGAAATCAGTTACCCAATCACCTCCGCGATTGAACGGTTTTTAAATCCTATTCTGCCGTCGTCCACGATTGATGATACAGCTAAACGTGATCTAAAGGAGATCCTAAAGCATGAAACCAAAAGAGTATAGTTACTACAATGTAGACATAGGATTCTTTCCACGTTGCGTTAAGCTGTGTTTTAATGACACGCAATTCCAAGATATCTTACGTGATCAAAATATTACAGATCAAAACATCACGGCACTCCAGACAGGTGTAGCCGAGACACACTATTTTGACACTGGCAAGAAGGGCATCATTGTCGTCGTGTTTAATTTAGATGATATGCATGACAGCGTTGATGAGATGGTGGCAACGATTGCCCATGAGACGGTGCATATTATAGAACGCATCAGTGACTACATCGGTGAAGAGGAAATATTTACAGAGGAAACACGTGCGTACTTATCAGAGTCAATTGTCCGTCAACTATTCAAAGCTTGCGTTATGGAAAAGGAAAAAAATGCTGGAAAAACACATAGAAAAATACTTCAAAAACTCAGTGGAGAAAGCGGGGGGTCTGACGTTCAAGTGGATAAGCACAGTGACGGGCGTACCAGACAGGATAGCGTTCCTAAACAAAAAAGTGCACTTGGTGGAACTAAAGGCAAAGTCAGGCCGACTCTCTCCAAGACAGTCAGTCGTATTCCGCCTACTCGAAAAGCAGGGGTTCACGGTAACGGTTCTGTTTAGTGAGGAAGAGATAGATGCATTCATTAAACTTAACACTCAAAACGTGTAATAAGTGTAAAGTTGAAAAACCATTAACTGAATATTCAAAAGATTCACGTAACAAAGATAAATTAAAAAGAAGATGCCGTTCATGTTTATCTGCAGATAAAAAAGATTACCGTAGAAGAAATCCAGAAATGGATAAAATATACAGACAAACATGGCTTGCTAAAAATAAAGAACATACAAAAGCCTACGATAAAAATTATAGAAAAATTAAAGCAGCAGAAGTTAATGCGCGTAACGCAAAAAGAAAAGCTGATAAAATACAAAGAACGCCTAAATGGTTAACAAAAGATGATTTAATTGAAATTAAAAATATTTATAAATTAGCATATAAAAAGAGTGTATTAACAAATCAAAAATGGCATGTAGATCATATTGTGCCTTTGCTTGGTAAAACAGTATCAGGACTTCACGTACCTTGGAACTTACGAGTCATTACTGCAATTGAAAACATAAAGAAGAATAATAAATATGTTGACTAGATCAAACCTACATCAATACCAAAAAGATATCATTGAGAAGGCGAAAGCTATTCCCAATCTGGGACTATTTCTTCCACCTGGACTGGGCAAGACGACAACCACGCTCACCATCATCGCGGAACAATTCAAAGGACGCACACTGATCATAGCGCCAAAGAAGGTGGCAGAGTCTGTGTGGACTGAAGAAATATCAAAATGGGATCACCTAAAACATTTGCGCATATCCAAAGTGCTAGGCAATCCAAAAGAGCGAGCAGCTTCATTGCAACGCGACTCAGACATCTACATCACTAACTTGGAAAATGTAGTCTGGCTCACAGAATTAAAAATACCATTCGACAACTTAGTCATCGATGAATCATCACGCTTCAAAGATCCATCAACTAAAAGATTCAAGGCACTCAAACCATTACTCAAAACATTTAAGCGTCGTGTTATTCTCACAGGCACACCCACACCTCAAGGATATGGTGACTTGTGGAGTCAAGTCGGTATATTAGATTTAGGTGCAAGGTTAGAGACATCCATCACACGCTTTAGACAAAAGTACATGGAGCCCACTGATAAGAACTGGCATACTGGCGTCGTGTATAAGTGGGGCATACGTGAGGGTCAAGAGACTATCATCCAAGATAAGATCAAGGACATCTGCTTCTCACTAAAAGCTGAGGACTACTTGAAGCTACCAGAGATAACTAAAATCTATCACAATATTTATTTAGGATTAGACTCAAAGGCGCAGTATAAAAAACTACTCAATGACATGGTGTTAGAGATTGGCGATGAGACAATCACGGCACCAACCGCCGCGACTCTATCAAATAAACTACTGCAGTTTACTTCAGGATCACTATATAAAGAAGACGGATCATGGACGTGTATTCACACAGCCAAGATAGATTTTATGGAAGACATGCTAGATGAAAATGCACCGACGTTGGTCTTCTATCACTTCAAGGCTTCCCTGCAAAAACTCAAAGAACGATTTCCACAGGCAAAAATGTTGGACGAAATTAACCATCAAGATTGGCGTGATGGCAAGGTGCCTATGCTACTTTGTCATCCCCAATCAGGAGGGATTGGTATCAACCTACAGTGTAACGTAGGCGAGACGGCACAGATTGTATGGTACGACCTACCATGGTCAAGCGAGAACTATATTCAAGCCAACGCTCGGATACACCGCCAAGGTCAAACAAAACCCGTCATTATTCACCATTTAGCTATAGAAAACAGTATTGATAACCAAGTTATAGGAGTGCTAGAGGGCAAAATAAATTTACAAAATGCCGTCCTAAATGCCTTAAAATTTGCATTAGTATAGTACGATGAAAACTACTACTAATGAAACTAAGCATGTGGTTAATGCTATGTTGCCTCGGCTATCAGACGAAGATCCAGATATTATGGAGCGCGATGATTCAAAAGAGGCGCATTATGCATTCCCGGCATCCGAGGGCTGGCTTCCATGGAATTCAGAAGATATCAATGACGTTAGAAAAATCATTGATAATATTCTAGATCCTAAAGAACAGTTTATTTTTGAAGCATTTTTGGATGGACTCACGTATAATGATATTTCGGTAACTGAGAAATATTGGCGGTACCATTTCCAAAAAGGATTAGAGAAAATAAAGAAGGAGCTAAACGTATGAAACATGATCCAGTCAACCATCCTAAACATTATACAGGACATCAAAGCGGTATAGAGTGCATTCAAATTACAGAACACATGAACTTCTGTCTTGGGAATGCGGTGAAATACATCTGGCGTGCAGATCTAAAACACGATGCCATTGAAGACTTAGAAAAGGCAATATGGTATATTCAACGAGAACTAGATAAAAGGAGAACTAAATGAGCGATATTAGCAATTCAAACTTAACACTAACTTTAAAGGTTAGCGACGTAAATAGATTATTAACTATCTTAGGTGAAACAGCTTACACAAAATCAGCTGACTTAATTTCACAAATCCAAGCGCAAGGTAATCCACAAGTTAAAGAATTACTTGCAGCATGTGAAGCAACACCGGTAGATGGTGACATCATTACAACAGCAGATGCTTCTACTACATCAGCTCCAGCAGAAGAAACACCAGCAGCATAATGGCATCCGATCTATTAAATAAGATGATGGAAAAGGGCGGCTTTTCTAACGCTGAGAACATTGAGAAAAAGCGCCAAGAATTAGCCGCAGCCGTGACACGCGTTGTTATTAATGAGGCTATGTCTGAGATGCGTGCTCGTAAAGCCGAGATTGAGCGCATGTCAGTGAAGACCGACAATGGGGCGAAAACAGAGTAATTTGTGCATTAGTAGATATAGGACAACCTATGTCTACTCTTAGCCCTTGCAAGGGTGTTTGTCGTTTAGATAAAGAGTATTGCGTAGGATGCAAACGCCACGTTGACGAAATCGTTGAGTGGTACAATTTATCTGAAAAGAAAAAACAAGCAGTCATTGAAAGAATAAATAAAGGAAAACCATATGGCAACTAAACCTGGACTATACGCAAACATCCATGCAAAACAAAAACGTATTGCTGCAGGATCTGGTGAGAAGATGAGAAAGCCAGGAACTAAAGGCGCACCTACTGCAAAAGCTTTTAAAGAGTCTGCTAAAACTGCTAAGGTAAAATAATGGCACAACCCACCACAAAGAAGTTTAAGTTTACAGAAGACCACGCCAAGATCATTATTGATTTAGGCAAGCAAGGCGCGTCTCAAAAATCTATGTATGCCGCTATAGGTATCAGCAAATCAACAGCAGCAAAACTTAAAAAAGAAGATCCATTCTTTGCTGAGACTATGGATCTAGCAACCACATACGGCCAGTCATACTGGGAAATGATGATGTTGGCCAACATAGAAAACAAAGCATTCAATTCACGCGTTGCAGAGATTGCACTTCGAGGTCAATACCCCGATGATTATAAAGACTCACGTGAACAAAAGATTGATTTAAAAGCTGAAGTGACAGTCGATTTTAACAAGGAAATTGCTAACCTAATTTCAGCATTAAAGCAATAGTTTTGCCCAAAATAAATAAAAATAATTAGGCCCGAAAGGGCCTATTTTTTTGCATTAGTATATGTACACTTTAACGAATTGAAAGAATACATATGACCGCTCATGCAATCCTCTCAGCCTCTGGATCTAAACGATGGCTATCTTGTACACCTTCAGCAAGACTAGAAGCAACCTTACCAGATCCCCCTAAAAGCATATCATCATTTGACTTCTCACAAGAAGGCACGATGGCGCATTCATTGGCAGAAGCAAAGTTAAGATTACATTTTAATCAAATATCTTCAGAAGAATATAAGCGTGAGTATGAGATCATTAAAGCCACACCATATTATGATGAAGAGTTTGAAACCCATGTTGACAATTACGTGCTTTATGTTAGATCACAAATAGGTGACAACGACAGACCACTCTTCGAACAAAAAGTTGACTTTTCAGACTGGGTTCCTGACGGTTTTGGTACAGCCGATGTTGTTATACTTAACAAACACTCCATACATATCATTGACCTTAAATTTGGACGTGGTGTTCCAGTAGGTGCACGTGACAATCCTCAGCTAAGACTTTATGCATTAGGTGCTTGGAGTAAGTTTAAAGAAGATTTTCCAGACATCACCGAGGTTAAATATACCATCCATCAACCTAGGTTAGACAGCATTACAACAGACCACACAACAGTACATAAACTTGTTGACTGGGCGACTTACTTTGTAAAACCTAAAGCTAAAAAAGCCTGGGTGGGTGCGGGTGAGTTTATTCCTGGTGAGTGGTGCCAATGGTGTAAAGCAAAAGCACAATGTCGAGCACGTTCTGATTACAACACAGAGCTTGCTAACCAAGACTTTAGAGACCCTCCATTATTAAGTGAAGACGAACTTAACAATGTACTACTCAAAGCACAAGACTTAAAAACTTGGGTGAATGATGTAGAAGAGTTTGCATTAAATCGTGCAGTCCATCAAAACAAATTGCCAACAGGATTTAAATTATCTACCTCAGTGACACACAGGAAGATTACAGACCAAGCGCTTGCAGCCAAGGTGCTATTAGAAAAAGGTTTAGATGAATCAGCAATTTTTGAGCCTGTCAAATTAAAGTCAATTGCCACGTTAGAAAAGCTAACAGCCAAGGGACAACTTGTGGCATGGTTGGGTGATCTCGTTCAACGCCCTGAGGGACAGCCTAAATTAGTCCGCGACTCAGCCAACGCAGCGGATGACTTTAAGTGATGAAATATAAATGCTTTGGTAGATTAATTGATGTACCTGACAGCCTTGTCAACAAATTTACAAAAGACTTTGATTCACTACCAAACAGTGGTCAGTGGGAGGCAATAAATGAGTTGCGTAATGGCGTCTATGAGGTTATGCTATTAGTTCAGATGGATCCTGATATGTTAGATGACCTAACATATATGAAGGATTTCGTCAACTCCCTTGCGATTAAAAAAGCAATGGAAAATAATGGGATAATGTATGACGCTTAATAATATTATAATGTGGTGTTTCTTAATAATACCATTGCTTTGTTTATTATTGATGTTTATAATAGCAGTTATCAGTGTAGAATATAAACTATACTGTAAAAGAAAGGGCAGACGAACTAACCCCTATTGAAGTTTAGTTCTTACGTTAAGGAGAATAGTATGGCAGCAACAAATAAAATTAAAATTGTTACAGGTAAAGTACGTTTTTCATATGCGCACGTGTTTCAACCAAGTGCAGCAGTTGAAGGTGGTACACCAAAGTATTCAGTATCTTTGATTATTCCAAAGTCTGATACAGAAACTGTAGCTAAATTTCAAAAAGCTTTTGAAGATGCAGCAAACACAAACGCAGCATTCTTTGGCGGTGCAGTTCCAAAGAATTTAAAAGGCGGTTTACGTGATGGTGATGCAGAGAAAGATGATCCAGCATATGCTAACTCATACTTTATCAATGCAAACTCAGCACAAAAACCAGGCGTTGTTGATGCTAATATGAATGCGATCATTGATCCTTCAGAGTTTTATAGTGGTTGCTATGGTCGTGCTTCAGTCACCATGTATCCATATAATGCATCAGGTAACAAAGGTATTGCGTGCGGTTTAAATAACGTACAAAAGTTAGAAGACGGAGATCAATTAGGCGGTGGCACTTCTGCTGCAGCTGACTTCGCAGTCTAATGCAAAAAATCTTAGTCATGGGTCTTCCTGGCGCGGGCAAAACAACAATGGCCCGCGCTTTGATGAAGCAATTAAAACATCATAACAAATCTGTTAAATGGTTTAATGCGGATCGAGTTCGGGAAGACTTTAATGACTGGGACTTTTCTGATAATGGTCGATTACGACAATCTGCTAGAATGTATTACCTAGCAAAACAATCCAAAGAAAATTATGTCATATGCGATTTTGTTTGTCCGACAAAACTTATGTATGCATTGTTTGAGCCACAAATAACTGTATGGATGGACACCATCAAGGAAGGACGCTACGAAGACACTAACAAAATATTTACACCACCTAGCAAATACGATTTTAAAATAACAGAAAAAGATGCAGCGAAACATGCTGCAATAATTATTGGAAAGATACTAAATGGATCAATATAGAGAATACATTGCCGCGAGTCGATACGCGCGTTTTATCGATGAAAAGAATAGACGTGAAACATGGGAAGAAACAACCAAAAGATTTGTAGATTATATTTTTAGTCGCACAGATGTGATTAAAGATGATGAAGAATTAAGAAAAGAAATTACATTTGCTATTTATAACCATGAAGTTATGCCGTCCATGCGTGCTATGATGACGGCAGGAAAGAGCGCTGATCGTGATAACACCTGTGTATATAATTGTTCGTACCTTCCAGTCGATGATCCTAAATCATTTGACGAAGCCATGTTCATCTTGCTATGCGGAACAGGAGTTGGTTTCTCTGTCGAGTCAAGTAATATTAACAAGTTGCCCGAAGTGCCGGACACTCTATTTGATTCCGAGCACACCATCGCCGTTCATGATTCGAAAGAAGGTTGGGCAAAAGCATTAAGATTATTATTGGCTCATCTATGGGCAGGTGAAATCCCAAAATGGGACATGTCAAAAATCCGCCCAGCAGGAGCTCGATTAAAAACATTTGGTGGTAGGGCGTCTGGTCCAGATCCATTAATTGATTTATTTAATTTTGTAGTAGCAACATTCAAACATGCCAAAGGTCGTAAACTCAATTCATTAGAGTGCCACGACATTATGTGTAAGATTGGTGAAGTAGTTGTAGTAGGTGGCGTACGTCGATCTGCTATGATCTCACTATCAGACTTAGATGATGAAAGGATTAGACATGCAAAAGCGGGACCTTGGTGGGACACAGCGCCGCATCGCGCGCTTGCGAATAATTCCGCCGTATATAACGAGACGCCTACAGTTGGTAAGTTCATGGAGGAATGGCTCTCACTCTACAACAGTCACTCGGGGGAGCGCGGTATTTTCAATCGAGAGGCTGCTAAGAAAACGGTATCAAAATTCGGACATCGAGATCCAAATTTCGAATTCGGTACAAACCCGTGTTCCGAAATCATTCTTCGTCCGTATCAATTTTGTAACCTCACGGAAGTTGTTATACGCCACGACGATACCAAAAAATCACTTGAACGCAAAGTTATCTTGGCAACTATTTTGGGTACTATACAGTCAACGTTCACAAAATTTCCGTACCTAAGAAAAGTATGGCAAAAGAATACTGAAGAAGAACGCTTGCTTGGTGTATCATTAACTGGTATATTTGATAATACTTTAATGACCACCCAAGGAGATAAACTAAATGGAATTCTTAACGAACTTAGAGATGTGGCGAGAGCTACGAACAAAATCTGGGCAGAAAAACTTGGAGTCCCAACCAGTGCAGCAATTACCTGCGTCAAGCCAAGTGGAACAGTCTCTCAACTTGTTGACTCTGCGTCAGGAATCCATCCAAGACATTCTAAATTCTATATCAGAAGAGTACGTGGCGACAAAAAAGATCCACTTACAACC